TGCTGAAAAAATCCGAGCAGACTTGGTAGCCCACTGGTAGCAAAGCCTAAGATACCACTGATAATACTAAACATTTAAAACTCCTCTTTATTAAATCCGTATAGGTCACAGATGATATTAACATATTTGTTAAACTTCTTTTCATGTGCATCAAAGTCATTGTGTCCATGATACCAAAGCATACAATGGATCATCTCATGCATAAGTGTTTCAGATATCTTTAGGTATGTATCATTAGAGATATCTATTTGTATTCTAGTAGGCTCTGTAAGAAAGTATCCAAGCACCTCACCTTTAGTATTGATGATACTAAAATTAACCTTGTGCGGTGCTGGCATCTTGTAGCCATTGAACGGAGGTAGCCCAACAAAACAAGCATACATCTTACGCAAGTTTTGTTTGGTAAGTAGCTTCATTACTTGGCCAATGGATTGATCGTTGATTTGCGTAATGCTTTCATCTCCTCACGCACTGCGTTAAGAGATACATCAATCTCTCTTTGTGATCCTTTAATGATGGCTGCTGTTTCTTTAGATGTAGCAAAAGCTTCTGATGCTTTCTCATACGCTCTGTTGTTAGACATAGCTAATTCAATCATACGATTGTCAGCAGCTTTAACTCTATCTTCTACTAATGTAATGCGTGTTTCAACATTACTCATCTTCTTTACTTCTTCAATTGTCGAAGTCAAATCGTTGAATAGGGTTATCCCGTAGTAGACTGCTCCACTGGTAGGAACTAGCACTGATAAGATTATCCCCAAGATCATCTGCGAGGATAAGTTTAAGGTATACTTCTTGTTCTCTTGCGTAGTCATTCTCTTGCTCCATGTTGATTGCTTCTATGATCTGTTGATTCTGTATCGTGTATGCTTGTGTTAGCATTTGCATACTCATAACAATCCCAAACCCAGGCACGAGTTCCTTTGATTTCGGAAGCTCTTGTTTTGGGTCTAGCTTCGCTTCTGTACTTGCGGTTGTTCTCGATGCGGGCTGTGATTCTTGTCTGCTTTCTGTCTTGACTTCCGTCTTGGTTTCTTGACGCACCGAAGTAGTCACCTCTGGCATCTGAGTCTGCGCAAAATCCATTGGCACAATTACAGGTTCTATTGGTATGACTGGTGCATTGATGGGATTCAATGGACTTGTCACACTGAGTGGACTTGTCGGACTGATTGGATTCGTTGGATTGTCCATCGACTTGACACAACTGTTGGTAACTTGAATCCAAGAACCAAACGCTGGAGTCGAGTATGGATCTGAGCATGTCGAAGTTCTTTGCTCTAGTATTGATCCAGTGTATCCAGCTTCGCATGCTAGTGTTCTTTGTTCTGTAGTTTCAAAACAAGTTGGCGGATCTTGTGTGCAATTATCTGACGTAGTTGTCCAAGAAGTCCAAGTGCTTGAGCTACAAGCATAGGAACGACTCTGATTAACCACGCCACTATAGTGCGGTAGAGGGCAACTAAGCGATTGATACTCCACTGTATCAGTGCAGACTGGCTGAATGTATGGAGCGCAGATAGGATCATCTGGCCTATACGGACACCATGCTGTAGCAAGCGCTGTAGCATCGTCAATGCCATGGCACTGTAAGTTACTAACCCAGCCTTGAGTTGTTGGAACATATGTGCAATACCATGCATAGAGTGGGTTACTCCACAGGAGTATTAGGAATAAGAGGGAGCGTATAGGTTGAGCCATATAGTTTCTCAAATCGTTTTGGATCTCTCTCATGCCATGCACGTTTAGCTGTATAACCTAGTGAGCCACCAATAGGGCAAGGTGAGCCAGACATTTCCATAGCCTCCCAAACACGATTGTCTTGACACAATACTGATACTGCTGCTACCTTTAAACCTAAGTCGTTAAGTGTCTTAGCTAGTTTAATACGCTCACAGTTTTCATCTGTGATAGTAGCACCACCACTGATAGAGAACATGCCTGTGTTAGCACCACCAGATACACCAGACTTACACATGTCATTAGAGAAGCCAGACATGGATGGGGCCATAGCACTAGGCACTGGCATCCCTTTGTTATTGATTGTAGTATCAGCATGAGCATAACTCTGAGTCAGCAAGAATACAATCACAAAGCCAGCTGTAGCAAGAAGGATCTGCTCTAAGCGTTTGAGCCTAGCATTGATTTGCTCATAACGAATAGCACATACTTCCTCGTGCGTATTTAGCTTTGATTCTACGTCAGGCTTAACCATGATTAACCCTCAATAACTTCTGACCAGTTTCCTAATTCTTCATTCCATTCATATATACCATCTGTTGGCATAGAAATTGGAGCTTCCCATAACCATGTTGATTCATTTAATGTCCATGATGGATAAGGTTGTGGTGCGTAGAATACGTCATTAGTAGCATCGTATGTATAACCAATACCAGCGTAGTTACCACGAAGTGGTGTGCCATTTGGATGTTGATTACCATGTGTGTTATATGATGTTTGAATCCATGTGCCTGGGCTTGAATCTACAAAGGTATTAAAGAAGTCAGCTTCTGCTACGATTACTTGTGTTACTTTACCATCTGTTACTTTTGCAAAATGTGACATATTTTTTCCTTATGCTGTATATGTGCCAGAGGCTGTAAATTTAATAATTGTGTTAGAGCCTGAAGTTGTGATTGTTGGACTACCTGTTGTTGTACCTGTGTAATTTGCAGTAGGAACAGAAAGAATTACTACACCTGATCCACCTGATCCGCCTACAGAACCACCACCACCACCACCACCACCACCACCTCCGCCACCAAGATTAGTTGTTCCATTATCACCTGTTGTAGGTGCGCCTGCTTTTCCATTACCACCTCCACCAGCCCCGCCAGTTCCAGGAGTGCTTCCACCTGCACAACCAGCACCACCACCACCTGCATAAGTTATGCTTGAACCTGTAATAGAAGATGCAGTTCCAGCACCCCCGTTACCACCTGCTGAGCCTGTTCCGTTTGCACCTACAGCAGAAGCGCCACCACCACCGCCGCCGCCATAAGCAGAAGCAGCTGTAGAACCTAATCCACCATTATTTCCTTGACCTACTGTGCCTGTTCCTGGTGTATTACTTACTGTTGGATTATTAGCAACACCACCACCTGAACCACCATTTAAACCAGGGTCTAAAGTATAATCAGAGCCAGCGCCACCACCACCAATTGCAGTTTGAGTAGATATTCCTGTTCCTGATAGGACAGAGTTAGAACCACTTACACCTCTATTCTCAAAAACCCCAGCACCACCAGCACCTACAGTAGTTGTATAAACTTGACCAACAGTTAAAGATACTGATCCTGTTAAAAATCCACCTGCACCACCACCGCCTCCAGCAGCACCTCCTCCTCCGCCTCCTGCTACCACTAAATAAGAAGAAGTATAAGCATTTCCAACTGTGCCAGCATTTACCCAGCCAGCAGATCCATAAATTTCCATTTGACCAGTATCTGTATTGTATCCAAACTGCCCTGTACTAGGAGCAGACGGTCTTGTAGATGTAGTCCATGAAGCGTTTGTTATTCCGTTACTGCCGTCTAATGTTATGGGCATTATGCTGCTCCTTTAGGATACTTATTCTTCACTGCGTTACAAGCGTCTATGTATGCTTGCACTTGTGCATCATCACCTTTAACAATACCGTCTAGGTATTCTCTAAAGTCTGGATATTCATTAGCTCTTTGATCTTTGTATGCTTCAGATGCTACTAGAGCTTCTACAGCATTGTTATCGTATGTAACTTCTTGTTCGTCTTTATCGTATGCAACATCACCACGAATATTGACTACATTAGAATAAAGTTTAAATATAGCTTGATGTTTATTCATTATCCTTTAATCTCCATAAGTGTAAATGTTGAGCTAGATGTCCAATTAAACTGTGTAGAAAATGCAGCGTTAAGTGATGAAACAAATAATTTGTATGTTGTTGAAGATGTAGTTGCTGGACTATCTAAATATACAATTGTAGCTTGTTGTCCAATATCATTAGCAGTGCCTGAATTATAAGCAAGCCTAGCTTCTTGTAATTGTGTAGAGCCTCTAGCTAATGAACCTCTACAATACACATAGGCTTGTCCTGCTCCATTTTGAGCCACATACATATTAAAATTTACTATAGCCAATATTTTGTTTGAACTAGATGATGGAGTAATTGATGCTGAAAATCCAGTATCTTGTAATGTTGTTGATGTAGTTGTAAAATTTGTTGATGATGTAGCACTTACCACTTGCAACACACTTCCTGTTGGAATGTTTCCTGTAGTGATGACTGTTCCTGTAGCGTTAGGCAAAGTTATTGTCTGGGTTACAGCATCCGTTGCTTGTATTGTTGTTGAGCCTGATGTAGCTCCTGCGAGGACTAATGGCATTATGCTGCTCCTTCTAAAGCTGTGATTCTTGCTGTTAGGTCGTTGATGATAGTTTGTTGTTCTTGGATAGCTGCTGTTAGAGTAGCTACTAGGAATGATGTAT